TGCTTCTAGCTAACAAAGGAGAAGAAGTTATCCAAGCTTTCTGGAACGCTAAGGTATGGCGTCCCGATGACATTGTAGATGGTACTGAGTTGTATGACCGTCTTACTGTCCCCAAGGAAAACGATAGCATCCCTTATCCTTACTATGGACTTAACTCGCTCACTCACGGTCTCCGTAAAGGTGAGATTGTTACCTTCTGTGCTGGCTCAGGCATTGGCAAGTCGGCTGTATGCAAAGAGATTGCTCTACACGTTCTCAAGACTACTGATCGTAAGCTTGGTTACATCGCCCTTGAGGAATCCATTGAGCGCACTGCTAACGGCATCATTGGTCTGGAGATGTCCAAGCCATTGCACCTAGAGCCCTTTGAGCCTGATGCTAAATACAACGAGGCTTACAAGAAGACAGTCGGCTCAGGTCGCTTCTACCTGTATGACCACTGGGGTTCCCTAGACAGTGACAACCTACTTGGACACATCCGCTACATGGCTAAGGCTATGGATGTAGACTACGTGGTTCTGGATCACCTCTCTATCATTGTATCTGGTATGGGTGATGGTGACGAGCGCCGCATGATCGACAACACAATGACCAAGCTACGTGCTCTTGTAGAAGAGACTAAGATTGGTGTTGTTCTTGTTAGCCACCTCAAGCGCCCTGAAGGAAAAGGACACGAGGAAGGCGCAGCGACATCCCTAGCACAACTCCGAGGCTCTGCTGCTATCGCTCAGTTGTCCGATATGTGCATTGGCTTAGAGCGCAACCAGCAAGACGTAGAGAACCGTAACAGGACAACCCTGCGTGTTCTTAAGAACCGTTTCAGCGGTGAGACAGGCGTAGCTTGTAACCTGCTTTATGACAAAGAGACCTGCCGTCTCTCAGAGGACACTAACCCTCTCTTCGAGGACACCGATGACGCCACAGCAGGCTTCGGACACTAATCACACCAACCAAAGGAGTATATGAGCAGATGGATACAAGACCAATCATGGAAGCGAGGTCAAGGCGTAGAAGCCATGTTCGCTAAACTGTTAAACGAAAAAGCTATTGAAGCACGAGCGGCTGACCTAAAGGAGCAGTTCTCTCATGTGGATTACGTCACTGACTTCGGTAAGATTGACGTGAAGGCTCGTAAGCGTGTTGCCCGTAAGGATGCCGACGTACAAGACGACCTTGTATGGCTGGAGTTCAAGAACGTCCAAGGTAAGATTGGATGGGTCTATGGAAAAGCCGACTGGATTGCCTTTGAGCGTCTCCTCGACTTCGTTTTAGTTAAGCGTGCTGACCTAGCCCTTATGGGTGAGAAGCTGTGTGATCTTGGAGATCGAGTGTCGGTAGGACGTGACGCTCTCTACAAGGGATACCAACGCAGAGGCCGCAAAGACCTCTTATCAATCGTGAAGATGTCAGATGTTCTCAAGTTGTATCATCAACTATGGACTAAAGACGTTGACAGTACCGAACACTAACCATTGATTTAGATACACACATGAAAACAATAGCTTACTTTGACATTGAAACCAACGGCATTACAGACTGGTCAACTCTATCTGACCTTAAAGATCTGCACTGCCTTGTAGTAATAGACCAGCATGGTACTTGGGCTTATCGTTCTAACACCATCCAAGAAGGACTGGCTCGTCTATCTGCTGCTGACCACATCGTGGGACACAACAGTATAGGCTTTGACGCTATCGCTCTTTGGAAGCTCTACGGCTACCGTCACGCTGGTGTGTTAGACTCAGCAGTGATTGCTCGTCTTATGTATCCTGACGTTCGTAGCGATGACTTCAAACGTAACGACTTCCCAAAACAACTCATTGGTTCCCACAGCTTAAAGGCTTGGGGTTATCGCATTGGTAACAACAAGAGCGACCACGGGGAAACCGAAGATTGGTCTACTTGGTCTCAAGAGATGGAAGACTATTGTGTTCAAGATGTGGAGGTCACTAAGTCTCTCTATGAGTTCTTTCTCAAGAAGGGATTAGGTGGCCTCCAACAAGCGTGTGACCTAGAGCACGCCTTTGCTAAAGCTATCCGCATCCAAGAGATGAACGGATTTCCTTTTGACGTTAAAGCAGCAGAAGAACTTACAGCTACCCTTATGGGTCGCCGTGCTGCTCTTGACGTAGAATTGCGTGAGTTATTCGCGCCTACTGAAGAAGTCACCAAGAGTAATTGGTGGCTCGCTCCTGACGGTACAAAGTCCCGCACCAAGAAAGCATTGGTCGAGAAGGGCTTTAAAGCTAAGGAGATAACCAAGGGTGAGTCTGTTGTTAAGACAATCCCGTTCAACCCCAACAGTCGCGATCAGATAGCTGAACGACTAATGGCTAATGGCTGGAAGCCTAGCTCCTACGAGGGCAAACGACCAGCAATCAACGAGGCGGTACTCAAGGACATCGGTACACCCCAATCCGAGAAACTCCTTGAGTACCTCCTCGTTACCAAGCGTCTCGGTCAGGTGGCTGAAGGTAAGCAAGCGTGGCTCAAGCTAGAGCGCAACGGACGTATCCACGGCTCTGTGAATACCAACGGAGCTGTCTCTGGTCGATGCACTCACAGGAATCCTAATGTGGCTCAAGTGCCGTCTACTCGTGCGCCTTATGGTGGCGAGTGTCGCTCTTGCTTCACTGCTCCAGAGGGCAAGGTGCTTGTAGGTGCTGATGCTAGTGGCTTAGAGTTGCGCTGCCTAGCTCACTACCTCCACAACTGGGACGACGGTACTTACACCAAGGAGATTCTCACTGGAGATATCCACACAGCAAATCGCATAGCAATGGGTTTGGAGACGCGCGACCAAGCAAAAACGGCGATATATTGCCTCATTTACGGCGGAGGGGATGCTCGCCTAGGTTCCATATCAAACGGCGGAGCTAAGGAAGGTAAACGTCTTAAAGCTTCATTCGTTAAAAAGGTTCCCGCCTATCGTCGCCTTACAGAAGCAGTATCAAATGCTTTGGAAATGAAGGGCATGCTACGAGGTATCGACGGACGCCCTTTGCCTTGTCGTAGTCCTCATTCAGCTTTGAACTTGTTACTTCAATCAGCGGGTGCCGTTGTGATGAAGCAAGCTCTAGTGGAATTTGTAAAGATGGCTAAGCTTCCTCACGAGATCCACGGGAACATCCACGATGAAATTCAGTTTAGCTGCAATCCAGAACACGCAGATGAGTTAGGCCGTACTTTCTGTAACGCTCTAAGCAAAGCGGGTCAGGTTCTCAACTTCAACTGTCCAATCGACGGTGAGTATTCTGTCGGTAAAAATTGGAACGATACCCACTGATTTATGTACGTTCCTTGCAACCCAACAAAGAAAGAGCAAACTGCTCATGCTTCTAAATATCCTCAGGGCTACTTCAAACCTAAAGAATGTAAGGGCTGTAGTAATACCTTCATACCTAAGGCTCCTTCCGAGCTTTATTGCTCCGATAAATGTAAAGATTCTGGTTACACGAGCGCTTATCTTCAACGTACCTACGGTATTACCGTTAATGATTATAAGGACATGCTCAAGGAACAGGACTCTAGCTGTAAGATTTGCGGCAAAGAGGGCTGGGTTATGACTACCAATCATAAAATGCGTTTAGTCGTTGACCACTGCCACACTACGGGCAAAGTTCGTGGTTTATTATGTCACAAATGTAATCAAGCTCTCGGTCTTTTTCAGGACTCAGTTAAAAATTTAACAACGGCTGCTTCCTATATAAAACAACACCAACACTAATACACACATGAAAGAAACAAAAAACAAACTCCTTCTAATTGACGGTGATATGCTACTCTACAAGGCTGCTTGTGCGGCTGAGCAAGAGATGCGCTGGGATGACAACACGTGGACACTTCAAACCAACATGGTGGAAGCTAAAGCTGAGGCAGACCGCAACATTGATACCATCAGTAAAGCACTCAAGAGTAAGAAGATTAAGGTCTTCTTCTCTCCTAGCCGTACGTTCCGCCACGATATGTGGCCAGCCTACAAAGCTAACAGAAAAGACAAGCGTAAGCCCCTAGGCATCGGTGAGCTCCGTGACTGGATGATGGAGGAATATGACTCTGTTATGTATCCCCGCATTGAGGCTGATGACGCTATCGGTATCTGGGCTACTGAAGACCCTGAGAACCGTGTTGCTGTATCTGGTGACAAGGACTTCGGAACACTCCCAATTCACTGGTACAATCATCTGAAGGACACCTTGCGTATCATCACCAAGGAAGAGGCAGATCACTTCCACCTAGTACAATCCCTCATGGGAGACACTACGGACGGCTTTAGTGGTCTTAAAGGCTGTGGGCCTATGACAGCTAAGAAACTCCTAGAGAAGAACGGAGCTACTTGGAGCACCGTTGTGGATGCCTACGAAGCCAAAGGGTTCACCGAGGATGACGCTCTAATCACTGCTCGCCTAGCTCGTATTCTTCAGCACGGAGACTACGACTTTGACACTAACGAAGTAACCCTGTGGAATCCTACCAATGCCTAGCAAACTAGACAAAGACACCTACAAATGCCTAATAAACTAGACAAAGACACCTACAAATGCCTAACAAACTCGACAAACTAATATACGACATCGAACAAGCCAACAAAAGACACACTAAAAATATGCAATCAGTAATCACAGCAGCAGACGAACACCTTAATCCAACCCTTCCAGACTCAGGGGCTCGCTCCGAGTTCACCACTGGTGCCGTCCGAGATGCCTCCGAAGGAAAGGGGAATCCCTCATTGATACCCGTAGATGCTCTTCGGGCTGTTGCTCGGAGGTTTGAAGACGGAGCTACCAAGTACGGACGCGATAACTGGAGGCAAGGTATTCCTCTTAGCCGATACGTGGATTCCCTATATCGTCACCTTTGGCAGCTTATGGAAGGTGATACTACAGAAGACCACGCAGGTGCTATTATCTGGAACGCTATGTGCCTTACTCAAACTAAAAAGTGGGTCGAGGATGGTAAGCTTCCAGACGAACTTAACGACCTATAGCGGGCTTGTCTCGCGCCCTATAATTATACTTACTCCCGTAATGATGGAAATAGACAATCAAGCAGAAATGCCACCTATTAACAAGGCACTCCTAGATGCCCTAGAGAGTACCTTTCCAGCACAGGATTTCCCTGCAACTGACAGTGTTCCTCAGCTTAACTTTCACTATGGACAACGCTCCGTGGTGAATTTCATTAAGCATCACTATCAACTTCAAACTGAAAATATAATCA